GCCTTCAGTAAATTCACCATGTCCTCTTTTAAATTGATACATATATTCATTCCTTACAAATACCTTTAAAGGAAAGAAATTATGTTCTATGTATGCCATAAACTATAATTTATGTTTTATCTTAACCTTCTTGGTTATAGGAAATGATAAATTAACATCAATATTAGTTTCAGTTGGATAATCAGAACCCTTTGATGTAGTTACAGAAACTGATACAGGTCCTTTAGATATAGTCGCTCCTGCGCTTGCATCATAACCACTTGTTGGAGATGCAACGAGACTTCCGTAAGGCTTTACCTTTAATTTACTATTTCTCATACTACTTTGGACTAAATGCTTCTAAATCGAAATCACCTAATGTATCATTACCTGAACTCTCAAAATTCAATGGTGGTAAGTTATTCTTTCTCTGATTAATCAACTCAGACTGTCTTGTTGCTTGAAGATCAACTCGCTTATCTTTAGCTTCTTCTTTCTTCTCTTCACGCTTCATTAAGTTATCAGTCTCAATGCCTTTAAGTTGCATATTGAATTGGAATTCTTTATCCATCAACTGAGCTTTAATAGCAGCTTCAGCCTGCATCTGCTGAACAGCAAAATTCATTTCAGCTTCTCTCAATTGTATTTTAGATTGAGCTTCAAGTTGAAGCAACTGTGCTTTAGACTCGGCAGCAGCTTGTTGAGATTGAATGTTACTTTGCATTTGCATTTGGAACTGCATTTCTTGTTCTTTTTGCTTTTGCTCCAGTCTTTTTCTTCTCTTTAATTTAAGCAACTCATTTGCCAACTTAATGTTATTAATCATTCTAATATCAATAGCATCCTCAAGGTCAATTGTTTGTTGCTGTAATGATACTTGAATGTTAGCCTCAAGCATTTGTCTTTGCTCTTCATCTGGTGCTAATTCAATGAATATACCAAAGTCATGTAAATAAAGGTCCTTTACATCATTAAGAATTGCGACATTATATTTACCTATCTGCATTGCGAATTCTTCAGCGAAGTCAGAGTACTCTAATATATCAGCAATTCGTATTGATAAACACTCAGCTAGTTTCTTAGTTATATTAAGACCACCTTCTAATATGTGACGTGTAGCTGTATTTGAATTTAATGCAGCTAATTTCTGAACACCAACTAATGCATCAGGACTTGGAGTTGATCCATCTCTTACTTCATTAATACCAGTCACATCACGTATCATGTTTAGATAGTGATTATAGTTACCAATCAAAGCAGCCATTTTAGATTGACCGCTATTTGAATTCAACTCTTGAATAGGAACTCTTGCGTTATTGAATTCACCATCTTGTGTGTAGCTTCGTCCAATAACACTACCAGTTTGAAAGTATAACTTTAATGCATCCTCTGGATTGTATGCTGCTCCTGTACCAAGATCAACTTCATTAATACCATCAGCATCAATAAATACACCATCAGGAACTACCCTTGCCATTACTTGCTGTAACTTTAAGTGAGTAAGTTGTATCTGATCTGCAAAAGGAATCATACGTCTTACCAATGATTCAGTATTCCCCTTATACATTCTAGGCGCAAACATTACATAATTAGGAAGTGCGTTTTGTGTAGCCGACTTAGGTCTAACCATATTCTTCATCATATCCCATTTCAACATGATATTAGAACCACCTACCAATATACCTTCATACCAAACGTCACGAACTGCCTCAACTTTTTCAAACATCATTCCTTCTTCAACTGGAGGATTGAATGTATCATTCTTTCTAATTACTCGCTCACCACCATTCTCAAGAATTTTCTTCTTCCATACAAATCGCTTGCTAGTCTTATAGTTAAAATAAAGCAACGTAACAACCTCATTTAAAAAAGCATCATCCTGGTAATTACGAATAATAGGAAAATAACTATACCAAGCAGATGAAGCATTACGAATCTCTCTCAATTCCTCATCTGTTAAGTTTGGATTTATTTTTAAAAGTTCAGTGTAATGAACTTGTTTAACCTCACCAAAATAATAACAATCTGAAAAGTCATTCAACTCAGTATAACTATGAATGAAATTAGCAGGATCTACATAGTCAACCTTTAATCCATCGTTTACTAAAAATGTATGCCTTACAATAGCTTTACCCAAAACAGTTAAGTCATAATCAACTAACTTCTTTAATTTTGGGTACTCATTCATTTTGAGAATAGTGTCAATAGCAACTTCTTCAGCAATCTCAATAGATGGCTTATATTTCATTTGCATGTACAACGAGAGTTCCTCATCGTTCTCTGGAAGCTCATCAGGATTGACATTAAATGCATCAATGCCAAATTGATCCTTTGTCATTTGTAAGAAATCCTTAGCTACCATATCAGCCTCAATCATATCCTGAAAAATGTTCTTCTTTTCAGCAGACATAACATCTTGAGACTCAGCCTTAATAGTAAATAATCTATCATTCATACCATTGACAACAATGTCAACAAATTTTGGTATAATAGGTATTGGAGTCCAGTCTAAATTTAACATAGACATATCTCCATTTATTGCTAATTCATCTTTATATTTTTGTACTGGTTGTTCACCTCTTGCGTATAATCTTAAACGATGGAATTCACCCCATTGGTCATAGAACCGACATGTATTTGCTTTACGCTTAAACCACTCACCCTCAACAGATTTTGCAACCTTTAAACCATACTCTACTGTAGCTTTTTCTTCATCGCTAGCCATTTGGTTTGGAAAGGGTGATTGATAAATTGCAACTGATAATTTCTCCATTATTTTAATATTTCGCTTCTAATTCCACGATTATCGTATTTTACAAATTTAATACTTATTTTCGATTCTTTTTTCTCTGTTTCAAATAAATGCTTACGTGTAGCCATTATAGCTAGACCTGAACTAATAGAAGCATCATGTTTTGTTCTATTGTTTGGATCAAATCTAGCCCAATCTTCTAATGTCTTTGTAAAATACATTGATCCCATACAGTCAGGATCTCTATATGTTCCCTCAATATCTAAACCTACATATTCCTCAATATAAGTCTCAATTGATGATGCATGCGCTTGCCTTACATCTTCAGATGAGTTTGGTATTCCCCCTATCTCTATCTCAGTCTTAGATAGCTTTGTTTTGTGCTTGTCAGGCCTATTCATTGAATAAGCTCTATATCCCCTATTCTTAAAATGATATAACAACCTAGCCTTATTGTTCTCTGCTAATAATGGCATACCATAAAAAATACAAGCCATTAAAACATCCTCAAAAAATATCTCAGCAGTTTGTGGTCTAGCTATGTACTCTAAAAAGAATTCATTTGTTGGTGCTTCCTCCATGTGATATTTAGTCATACCATGCAATGCGCCATTCGATCCACCACCACCTACTACTCCTGATATATCATAAGGGTCACATCCAAATGCTCCTAAATGCTCATTACCAGGGTACTTCTTACCACCTCTTGTTATAACATTATTACGCAATCTGCTATTAGGAATCCAAGATACTAAAAATCTACCATTCTTATCAGGAGTCCAAATAACCTCACTGTCTTTTACTCCATTCTTCCAATGGAAATAACCTCTTGTTAAAACGTGATCCTTAATCAACGAGTCATTGTAGTCAATCTGTTGGTATATCTTTGTCAAGTTAAAAACAGACTGCTTAGACTCATCTCTAAATGCATGAGACTCACTTCTAGGAAACTGTCGGTAAAATTCATTCAATGCATCAGAATCACTTTTCAATGCGGCCACTTCATTATTCCACCATGTAATAACGCCTTGCGTTATTATCTCCCCATCGATACCCTTTACAGGTTTATCAGGATCTTCAAATACAGGCCAACCAAATTCATCAATATACCCTTCAATATTCCACTCCATTGGAATGAACAACGAATAAAGTCCACTCTTAGTCTGACCATTCGCTGACCTTGTTCTAGGATTGCTATCGTTATACAACTTTTTAAAGTTCTCACCACCTTTATTCAATGCATTTGATGTAGAACCCATCATACACTTACCAACAATCTTACTACCTAACCTCAAACAAGTCTTTGTTACGCGCCAGTTGTTTAATATGTTTTCAGGCTTCTCCCATTTTCCAGATTCATCGTGCACAAGCATTAATAACTTCTCACCGTCATAACTGTTGTCAGCTGTGTTCTTCCAGTCAATTGTTGTATCAAGTCCATCAATATCATCTTGATTCTCTTGATCCATATTCTTACGAGTAATCTTACTAGCAGGAACGCGAAACGCTAACTCAGTCTTTGGATTGTCCATACCATCCTGAATTGGCTTGAAGAAAAATGGATAGTTTCTTACAATTGGAACAACCTTATCAGTAAACATCTTCTTGGCATCACTACCAGTCTTTGACAATATACCAATCCTAGAATCTCTTACTATTGTACCAGTATTACATATCTCCGAGCTAGACATAAATGAGAAACCAGAACGCCTATTTTTCAAGTATTCCATTCCAAAACACCTATTGTCAGCCTTGCATGCCTCCCAGTAGATATAGAATATCCTATTTGATTCCCTAAAGTCAGGTAGACCAATATCAATCTTTGTCCATTGTAAATACATGTAATGTGTGCCTGTCATATAGGTTGGCTTACCATTATTTATAAACCAATGCCCATTATCTCGTTTGTCAAATTCTGCTTCAATCAAGTCAACGTACTTAGACTTAAAAGCATTATCTCTTCTGTTCCAATCAAATATTGTCTTGATTTTCTGTAGTTCATATGGATACTCTTGTGCTACCCATTTGTTGCCGTAATCGGTAACTTTTTCAGGTGTTGAAGGAAGTGCAATCTTAACACTATTAATTTCGTATATCTGACCAATAGTTCCATCTTTTGATATAACTACAATGTCATAATCTTTATTATAACCATACTCCCAAGACTTATGTCTATTCTTGGTTACTATGACTTTTTTATCAATGTAATCATCAAGTATAACGTAAAGATTATTTTCCATTTATACGCCTTATTGTAAAAAGTATTTTGCGTTATTTCTTTTTTGCCCTGCCTTCTGCGAATCCACCATTTCCTACGTTTATCGTGGGTGAATCGCTACTTTTATTCTCCTCCTCCTCAATCTTAGCTAACATATTCAAAGCATCCTCAAATGCCAACCTTTTAGCCGATGCAGCGTTCTTTAATTTATCTGCTGATATATCATCTTCAGATCGAGTAATAATTGGTTCTTTCAATACCTTTACCAACTCATCAATAGCAATCTTAGCTGCTTCTAATATCTCTATTTTTTTAGACATATATTTCGATTATACATTCTATAAATAACTTCATTATTTATTCTAAACTCATACTCACTATCAGGAGTAAATGACACAATATCACCAACCTCAACTTCCGTCATATCATCATTTTTAAATACAACCTCACCCCAAAGTTCTTCAAATGAACCTATGGGATTAAACATCTTGTCCTCAGATGGCACAGGTCGAATGAAAACAAACGGAAATGGTGCATGCCAAGAATTTTTATTCTTGGAATACAAATACACCTGCTCAGGCTCAACTACAAATAGGTCATCCTTTAAGTGATGCCAACTGCTCTTTTGTCTACCCCTCATGTCATAGTAAAACTTAAAGACATTATGATGGACAACAACAATGTCACCAATAGTTATTGGCCCGTCATAATAAATTGGAACAGATATTACTTCAGCAAATCTATTTGAAACTGTGTGATCTTCTTGGGAGGTACTTATAATGAACTCTTTGTCTCCGTAAGTTCTTATGTTGTCATACCTCCTACCATCAACAGCTTTGATGATAAAACAGTATGGTGCTTTCATTAAAAATTTATATTATATTCAATTGATACAGGAACAGTGTCCGAAAACTCCTTCCATAAAACAATCTCGCCCTCTTTTATGATATAAAGTTTAATGCCATCTTCATTTCTTATTATCTGATAGATAGAATAACTTTTATCAAGAACTTCCTGTCCAACAGTATAGTTCATTGATTTCATATAGTCAGGACCAATTGATATTTTTCTAATTATATTCACCAGTCTGTAAGTTGATCGTTATGTCGCCATACTTAGCAATTATCTCTTCTTGATATTTAGCCAAGTCATGCGCAGCTATTTCTAAATTAGCTAACGTTGATTTCTTTTTGCTTTTAAGTCTTTCGAATGAAAGCTCAATGTCAGCAACCTCAAATTTTAAATCTCTAAAACTTCGGTTTAGCTCTGTCAATTTAGACAGTTCATCTTGTTCAATTTTTTTCATTTTATTAAATTTTATATTGCAAATATAGCAATTATATGCTGAATTTTCTTACTGCGCGTGTATAATATCCATTAGTATTTTTAGCAAGCGTGCCAGCTAAACCGCCTTCCGTAAAACTAA